ATGGCAATTTTCTTCGTCTTACCAACAGGCGATTCAGACCCGATTCTCAGGGCGCTGAAGGATAAGCAGTCTCAGGGTTCGGTCGACTTTACGCCACTGCCGAAAAATGGCTTTGTGGTCAACTACTCCGGCACCACTCAAGAGCTGTCCAATTTGTTGGGGGTCACTGACGGGTCGTCTGCCCCTGGGGTAGTGGTTGCGATCAGCTCTTACTATGGACGTGCCCCGACTACCCTTTGGGAATGGATCAAGAGCAGGTGGGATGCGTAATGTCCGGAAAGAATCGGAGATTTGGCGGGCCCGAGAACACCAACCCGAGCGTTCCAGAAACCACTCCGTCGCCAGCGCCTGGCGAGTGGCAGATGAAATCTTTGAACGACTTGCATGTTGCAGTGGGCAAGATTGAAATGTCGCTAGATCACCTGAACGAAAAATTAGGTGAACTGAAAGATGACAACAAGCAGGTAATGGACCGAGTGGCCAAGGTAGAGGTCAAACTCCTTGTAGCAAGCGCGGTTTTAACTGTGGTGCTCGGGGTGGCGGCTATCGTGGGGTCAATCGCTGCAACGGTGGCCAATAAGGCTATTGATTTCGGCATGGATATGGCCAAAGAGAAAATGAAGGCGGAAGCGCCATCGCTTCCAGCCAAGCCATCCAAGTGATTTCGCCAGTGATCACAGCCAAAGCCGCTGCTTGCGACGCTCATGCAGCGGCTTGCTCTCCGCTATCCAGCTGTGGGCGCTGCCCGAACAGTAGCCTAGTGAAGTGGCGGTAAATCCTTGCCGCGCATTTTCGCAATCACACGAAGCTGGTAATCAGAAACGATCTGAAACAGCGACTCCGCCAACAGGCGTAGGCGCTCAACCTCTTCAGGAGGTGCGCCGCAGTCTAGGGCCTGATGATACTCCCGCATAGCATCGATAGCCTGCTTGATCAGTGGCTCGCCCGCTTCCACCAGCCCGATAAAAGTGCGTTTCCCCACCACCATGCTCCGATCAGTTGATCAGCGCATTATAGGATGCTTCACAGGCCAGGCCGGCTATTCGGGCACGGTCATAAGCTTTCGCCAGCTCTCCCGCTCGAGCATCAGCCCGTGCGAGCAGGTCGGAGAGCACCATGGCGGCGCGGGTGGCTGCCTTGCCTCGGGCGATAGCGCCGGTATCCGGGCCGGGGCAACTGATGGCGGCGGCGAACTTGGCACCGTCGTCGCGCAGGCGCTGGCCAGCAGCATCGGCGCCAGCAGCGCCAGCATCAGCAATCGTTCTGTCTTCATGCACCTTTACCCTCGCCTCTTGTTGTGCATCTGCGATCCGGTGTTCTTCTGTTCTGGCCTGGGCAGCGGCGCGCCGGTCGCGCTCGGATACCTGCAGGCGGTAATCGGACAGTTCGGTTCTGGCCTCGGCCGTCTCGTCCTGGGCGACCACCACGCGGTACTGCTGCCCACCGACAACCAGAACCAGCGCTATCAGCCACCAGCACCAGGCCGGTACCGCGCCGAGCCAGCTCACGCCAACGCCCGCCGCACGCCTTCATCAATGATGGCAGCCGAATACGGGTTACCGCCGTTCTCATGGATGATGATGCTGACCACCATCCCGCGCAGCGTGACCGGGTCCTTGATGTTGATCGGGTCGGCGGTGCGAACGCCGATGCGCTTGGCTACGGCGCCGGCGTAGGCCTGGGTGTCGTTCTCGTTGCTCGGCGCCCAGCGGTTGATAGTTTCGAGCACGGTGTCGATGCCCTTCCCGCCAACGCCTGGCATCCCGTCCTTGCCCCTGTAGTTGATCAGCAGCTTGCCCAGGGCGCGGATGCCGTTCTCGGGCGTGTCGAAGATGGCGAACCGGCCACCAGGCTCCTTGCCGATCTGGCCCTGCCAGTCGTTGCGGGGGTTGAAATCTATGTTGCCGGGGTTCCGGTTGCGGACGCCGCGGGGAGTGGTCATGGGTTTTCTCCAGGCGAAAAAAAGCCCGCACTGGCGGGCATAGTTGAATGCGGGTGGCGTCAGGCAGCTGCGGCTGCCTCAAGCAGCATCGATTCGAGCGCGATGAGGTCCTCGCCCTTCAGGGCGGTTTCGAATGCTGCGAAAGCGTTCGTTGACATCGCTCGCGTGGAGATGGCCCGACCGGTACCCGCCGTACGCATTCCACCCAGCATCAGCTCCTTGTGCAAGCTGACTGTTTTGATAGCTGCAACTGTGCTCGAGTACATTTCGATGCCGTTGTAGCGAATGCTGAGCTTTCCTGCTCCGCGGTCGAACACGATTACTACAGCGGTCAGCTTGTCAGCGCTCAACTTGATGGGCCAGGTGGCGGCAACCGACGAAGCGATGGCAATTGTCCCGAAAACAAATGAGGCCAGGCCGGTTGGACTGACGTCAGAGTAAATCCCCCACGGCGCTGGAACTGAAGTGTTCAACTCTGTTTCGGTGAAGCTGCCAAAGGTGATGTCCATGCCGCACACACAGCCGACCGTGAAGGATCCGGATGTCTCGAAACCAGGCATTACCAGGGTGTTCGCAAGGGCATTGATCTTGTAGCCCTTCTTTCCGTTCACCATCGTGACGAAGTTCGCACCGGGTTGTGAAACGCCGTAGCTCGGAATGACGCCATCAGTTACGCGATCAAGGATGGAGCCAGATGCCACATCCCAATCGAAAAGGCCTGGCCAGTGCTTGAGCCCTGCGATGTTGGCAACGTTGATTTCAGCCTCAGATACGTCGAGCTTAGGCAGCCCGGGAACCGAGGCGGAGCCTGGGAAGGTCAGAATAGAGCGAGGCATATTTTCAAATCTCCAAGGTAATCGAGAAGGCGCAAAGCCAGTTGTAGAGAGGCTTTGCGTCAAAGCGTGAAAAGTCGCGCATGTCGGTATCGCGGATGCAGCCTCGGCGGCCATTCCCGTTTTGCGGGGAGTTGAGCGTTGGCTGCAGGGCGTATGTGAGGACTGTCCCAACTGCGATTGCGGCGGTTGCAGTGATGACTATTGAAGCGCCATCCAGGCCAACTACCACTTTGTCGATGGTGCCCGTTGACATCTGGAAGCCAAGATTTCCAGGGTCGCTCACGGCCTGCGTGTCCGCTGCTAGTTTGCCGATGGGGCCGGGCGTGCCAGCGTTACCGTTGGGTAGATTGTTCAGACGCAAAGTGATGACAGCGCCCGACACGCTGGCCGACAGAACTTTGAGTGGCTGCCATTTCCCCATAGTCTGAGTGAGGCGCTCGGCGCGAGCTTCCAGCTCACCCATCTTTGCGTACATTTCAGCGAGACCATGATAAGTATCGAAGTAAGGAAGCCAGTACTTCGGACCTACCATGACAAACCACGGCACTGTTTCGCACACATCCATTTGAGCCAGAGGGATGCCTGCCATGGCTACCCCAGGATCGCCCGTGAGCATTTGCGAAATCATGATAATTGGCGCTACAGACTGTCCCGTGATCGCAACAATGTCTGCTCTGTAGTCGGTACCCCACTCAGTCTGATAATCGACATACTGAGCGCGCGTCGTTCCGGATTGGCTTTCCCCGTGCACGATCGAGACGCTCGGCACCACATAGTCGAGGCCCATGCTCTCTGCGATGGCCTTGGCGGTGGTTACCTGGGATATGGCATTTGCGTAGGTGGCTGTGCCTTTTTTCAAGCCTGCATAAGCGGTACCTCCCAGCGCAGAAATGCTGTAGAGCATTTGCGGCAAGATCGATGTAGTGCGCTCATGCCACTTTCGCATTGCCAGCATGTAGGAGGTTGCAGGAGTTTCACCAAGCACGCCGGCAACGTATTCGCGGACGGGCTCAAAAGCCGTTGAGCCTTCCCAGCTCGCAGGGCGCGGACCGCCTGCCAGAGTCCAGAGCTTGTCGGTGTAACCCACAGGAGTAATTGGCGAGAACAAGTTGCCCCGGATGCCCTGGATCACGTAATCCCCGGAAGGGTCTGGAATTATGCCGCGCGACCCGAGTGCCAGGCTCTGCCCTGTAACCAGCTTGTGCAAAAGCACCTTGCCATCGCGGAATATCCTTCCGTCTTTTGTGATCGAATGAGGCTGCGCAGGAGACGCCGAGCGCAATGCGCGAACGATGTCAAAGGGCGATACTTGGGCAGCAAGCCACGTACCAGCGTCAGTAAGTTTCGATTCACCAGCAGGGTCGTACGCCCAAACCTGCCCGCCTTGGATAAGCGCGAACCGCTTGGCCGAAAGAGGAAGGCTCTGTTCGTCGATAAGCTTGGCGTCGTAGGTGACTTCCGGCACTACGGGAGTATCCGCCCCTCCGGTTTTCAGCATTACAGACTCGCCAGAAACCAGCACCACCGGCTCTGGATAATCTCGGCTACGCGGCCGGAGCTGTGAGCGCATCGTCGGTATGGGGGTTTTCCCGAGGACCGGCACGGTACCTTTGGTTTTGGACGGGCCTCTCGGCACCTTCTTGTGCACACCGAACAGCATTTGAGCTCCTGCCGCACCAAAAATGAGAGGTTCGTCGCCACTGACCTTGCCGCGAGGGCGGTTTTTGACGCTGACTTGCTTGCGGAGCGCCTCGACGCTGGTACTCAGTGCTGGCTGCGGGCTGGGCTTGAACCATGCAGGCGGAATAGCCGTAGCGTCCCACTGGTAGAAGCCGTTCAGGGATGCAGTAGGATCGGACTGAACCCAGGCGAGAAGACCGTCGTACTTCGGCGTGTAGGCAAGCATTTCGGCGTAGCTGTCGAAAGCTTTGTTTCCGATGTCCTCGCCAAGGTTGGCGGCTGTCTCCTCCATCTGGGAGATGGCTGCATCGGCTGTCGAATTGACGGCCTCCTTGGCCGCCTCGACGGTAGGGGCGACCTGGTCTTTGGAGTCGATAACCAAGTTATGGAATGCCTGGTAGGTGTACCGCGGACGCCCGAATCGATCGACGAATGTGTCTTCCAGGCTGGCCATTCCTTCGTCAAGCGCCAAGGAGTTGTCATTGAAGTCTCTCGGATCGTTACTCGGAGCAGGGTTGTTCGTGTTGTAGCGCATGGGATCTCCAGGCACAAAAAGCCCGCGCGGGGCGGGCGTGCTCGATAGGTTCCGGCTTGGCCGGCTGAATCGCGTTATGGGCTTGGCCTGGGCTCCTCCTAACTGGGCCCAGGCCATTCCTTATTGATCGCCCAGTCAATGATTGGCGCACCTACTACGATCTCCGGGAAATGCCCCCATCCGCCTTTCAGGATTGGTCGCTCCCACAGCTCAAGACTGGCCGAAAACGACCAATTGCTTATGCCCACCTGCGTGGGCCCTTCGTAGATGTCGACGAACCGAGCCTTGTAGGTTCCGATGCCGCCCGGCACCTTCAGCGGACACTCGAACCACTGACTGCCGGACACCAACTGGTCCTCGAACCAGGCCTCGAAAGCCAGCGCCTGAGATTCGCTGAAAATCCAGCGCACTGCGGCAACGGTCGGCACGCTCTTGTAGAGCCGCCGCTGCACTGAGCGGCCGCTGACTTTGTTTGATCGCCGCAGGGGGCTGACTGGCTGGAAGCCATAGCCCTCACGCAGCGGCATGGGCAGCGATTGAGGGTAAACAACCATGATCGGTCCTTATGTCGGGGCGAAGCCGTCATCGTCGGCGTAATAGTCGTCTCGGTACTCCAGGGCTGTGAAGTCACAGCTGCCGTCGCTGCCGGGGTTGATCTCGCTCATCATTGCGCTGTAGCCGACCTGGGTAGACGCTGCGAACAGAAGACGGGCCGGCTCGATCGAGAGGTCAGTGATCAGGTCAAAGTCCAAGTCGGTTGCAGCGATGCTCATCTCGTACTCGCCAACCCGGGTTGGCACGATCAGCGGGGTGGCCGACCCGTCGTGGCGCCTGATCATGATGCGCGGGTTGTCCACGCCCCATTCCAGCGGCTCGGTGACCTCCAGCACGACACGGTCGCCTATCCGCCTGGCGTCGACGATGAGTGCGGACTGGCTTGTGCCGGGTATGTCGTCGGCCAGGGCCATGCGATCAAAGCGCTCATAGCACAACACCTCCAAGTCGGTGGTGCCTGAGTAGGACCAGCGCTGCGACTGATGCTTGCGCAGCAGCCGCATGCCGATACGCCAGGCGCGATCCCGATCCAGAACGCCGTCCAGGGTGATCGCATCGACCTTCAGGCCAAGGCTGTCACCGATCCGGCAAGGCACGGTCTCTTCTGACCAGGTGCGCGGGTCGACATACTTCACGTCCACCCCGTCGAAGTCATCCTGGCCAGGCGCAGTGAATGAGGCGGTGAGCTCATCGGTCAGTTCGTGGTTGGTGATGGTGCCCCGTACCGGCTGCACCCCTTCCCGGATTGCACTGATCAACCCCTCGGTCAGCGTGAGGTGGCTCATGCCCGCCGCGAAGATCGTTTGCAGCACCTCCCGCACCGACGAAGCCTCGGTGTACTCCAGGTCGAAGGTCTCGCCGCGGGGCGTCCAGTGTGACGACTCCAGTCCGAGCAGTTTCGGCGTATCAACCTCATCGGTCGGAATACCCAGGCTGCCCAGTACATGCAGCGCAGCGCCACTGATCGAACGACCAGCGAAGCCCTCGTACAGCCGCTCAGCCACCAAGCTCACGCGCCGGTCGGACTGCGCGCCCAGGCGGTCACCGGTTCTGATCGATGCAGTAAAAATGGTCACACCGGCGTAGGCAGCGGGTGCTTCCAGCTTCGAGCGCAATCCATACCAGTAGATTGTGTCGCGGGTATTCCCGCCGCTCTCGGGCTTCTCCCGTCTGACCCGGTACTGCGGGCGCATCTTGTATGGCAGGGTTTTCCGAAATGTGAAGCCCAGGGCGTCTTCGGTATTGCTCTGCAGATTGTGCACCTCCCGGGTCCAATCCCCACCAATTGCCGCGTCACGCCACTCGACAAACACGTTTAGCGAGCCCGCCCGGCGGTGGCCGTTGCTCTTGTACCAAGCCAGCCCCCCGGGCAGGTAGAAATCGTACTCAATGGTGTCGGTCAGTTCCTGCTCTGGCACAGCCATGAATGGCCCAAGCCAATTCAAGTCGGATGCCCCGTCGGCGCCTAGCGAGAAGTCCAACAACGTTCGGACAGCGAACCCAGCCCACCCGGCATCAACCACGCCGGCATCGGTTAGCCGCTGTACAGTCATGGTCAGGCCGTCGATTGCCGTGATCGTAAAGCGATGGCTGCGATATCCAATGGCAAGTCGCTGGGGTCCATCTTCGAGCCCAGCGAAGGGCGTGCCGTTGTCGTAGTTGAGCTCGATGTATGCCGGCTGCTCCGGCACACCGCCGGCCGATGCCGAGCCCACGGTGTAGACCGGGGCCACACCAAACACGGCCACGGGCGCGTTGGACTGCGAGAGGGTGCCACCCCGATAGGGGCTTGATGGCTCGGCGATCAACAGCCGGCCAGAGTTGTCCTGCGCCGTCAGCCCCATCCCATCGATCTGGGAGGTGATGGCGGAGACCAGGCCGCTCATGTTCAAGAAGTTGGAGGCCAGCGAAATCGTCCGCGTGTTACCACGGTAGGTGATCGTCCAAACCGCTGGAGAGGCCGTGAAGTCGTAGGTGGTCGGCGACGCACTCGCCTGCACGGCTGACGGGCTTCCGCCCGACCCGGGTACCGGCGGCACGTAGGGCGAATAGTTGGCCACCACCAGGTCGTAGTCCACGTCGGTCGATAGCGTGACCTTCATGCCGATGAATGGCCCCAGATCCCCCAGCGGGCCAGAGATGCGGTCGTACTCGCCAACGCTGGTCACCGTGTAGCTGTTCGGCGTGCGCATGGTGATGGTCAGGCCGGCCGCCCACTCTTCGGGGAACTCGGGATTCTCCCCTGCCAGGCTCACGCTCAGGCCGCCCAATACCAGCGCGTCGGCAATCACCGAGGTGCCGCCAGTGGCCGTGGAAGCGGTGTCCAGGCCAGAGGTGCCGGCATCGGTGCCGCCGACCTCCCCTACCGAATACCAGTTTTCCGACCGGAGATCGCCGGCAAGGCTCTCCCCAGGTCCATAGAACGCATATGACACATCGGCGCCGAAGGCAGCCAGCGGGGTATCCCCGATCTTGATGCTGCTGGGCAAAATCGAGTGCGAGCCCGCTCCCACGCACAAGCACAGGCTGGTGTGCAGTTCGCGCTGGTTGACGAAGCGGGAAACCGGTTGCACCACGTAATCCGGGTAGACCTTGTACCGCCCAAGGATCTCCCGCACCGGCTCGTTGACCTTGGCTCGGTTGGCCTTCGCCGGGTTGAGGTCCATGGAGTCGCCCTGTCCAGGCTGCGATACCCCGGGCGTCTTCATCGACAGGACCATCACCAAGGCGACAGCGGCCACGGCCACAGCAGCCCAGGCCGCCACCACCAGGGCGCTCGCCCGCGGCTCGGGGTAAATCCGTACATCCGCATCCGGCCGCACGACAAACTCGGTCCAGGCCTCGACCGGCAACACCGCGCCACCGACCTTGATGCAGATCGGGTGTTCGCGGTCCAGTGAGAAGTCAGGCGCCTGCTGCTTCAGCCAATCCACCAGCAGAATCGGGGCCTCGATGACGTGCGTTTCAAGCGGCTCGCCCTCAAGGCCACTCGGGTAAAGCCTGATCATCGGTAGTACTCCACTCTGGAAAAACGGCGCTCAAAGCGGCGCAGGGGCGTCAGGCTGACGTTTCGCTTGGGGTTGATCTCCAGCACCTCAAGGGCGCCGGCCACTTCCAGGACAATGGCAACGTGGTCCTGCACCTGCCCCCGGTAGGCCGCGGCAACCGCGCCGTGCCCAGCCGCGCAGCAGGTCACTGCGGTCTGGATCATCTCTTCACAGGCCCGCGCAAAGCCGCCATCCGCCTTGCGCATCTCTGCCCACTCCGGCCAGTCCGGCAAGCCCAGGTCGCGCCTAACCTCCAGCACCAGCCCGTAGCAGTCGACATGCGGCCACAGTCGGCCGCCCTCGACGTAGGCGCCGAGGGTGTATTTATCGATGTTCATAGGTAGCGCAGCCCTGGGAATGCGTTGAGGTTGTAGGTATTGCGAGGCCAGCGGGTATCCAGCAGGTCGAAGTAGCCGGCGGTCACCGAGACCTGGGTGGCCGTGACGGAACCACCCTTGATCTTGAAGCGGTGCGGGGCGTGGGCCGGTGCACCGAGGTCGTCAGAGGTGTACGCGCGGTAGACCAGCGACATGCTGCGCCCATCCCTGAGCGCTGCGCGGATGAAGCCAGAGGCGATGCCGTCGATATTGCTCAGCGCGAAGGTCAGGTCCTGGGTGCCGTCGTCATTGCGCGCCGGCAGGGCCAGGTCCATGCCGCATGGCGTGCACACCACCACCGGACCTGTTTCCAAGGTGATGGTCAGTTCGTCCCAGCCTTTGGTCATCCAGTAGGTGGTGATCCCATCGGTAATCTCGAGCACTTCATGGATGATCTCCGGGCCAGAGCTGGCGTAGAGCCTTTTAAGAATGCTCATCGCACTGCCCTCTTAACGCCCCATCCCTGCGACAGCGCCTTGGAAACGTCGCCGTTACCCCGGGCCAGGTCGCCCGCGATCTGTTTCTTCGCCTCACGGATAAACACCTTCATGCGGTCGCCATCCTGCTGCACATCAACCTGCGCCGGAGCGTAGTTATGGACCTCTACGTTCATGGCCCCGCCACCAGGCTTGGACGTGGCGTCCACGCTGTTGACGCGCTGCAGGTAGCCGGTCAGGTCCCGGTTCTGCGCCGGGCTCAGGACCCGCTCACCGCCATCCAGCAACCAGGTGCCCTCGCTGGGAATATTGTCGATACCGGCGTGGGCCTGGCCAGAAATCGCAGCCCCCACGCCAATCGCCAGGACCCCCGCCGCTGCTGCTGCCGCAATAGCAGCACCTGGCGCGATCGCCGGCCCGACGAAGGGAACCCCGATCATTGCGGTAAAGGCACTCAGCCCCGCCAGGGCAACCTGGGCGGCAGCGTATGCCAGCAGGGAGTGGCCAATGGATTGAATGAACGTAGCGGCGAAGTCTTTCACGCTGAGTTTTCCGGTCTCAGCCCAATCGGCCAGCATGTCGGTCAAAGAGCTGAAAGCAGAAGCGCCCACGCTCTGCATATTGCTGTACAGGTCCGATGCTGCCTCGGCCTGCGAGGCAAACCCACTGATGAAGCCGGCCGTGCCGTTCTGCTGCAGCTGGTCCACATCCTGGTAATACTTCTGCTGCATCTCCAAGCGCTCGCTCAGCGCCTTGTTGAGGATGTCTGTTTCGCGTTCGTAAACGGAATCCGACACATCACCGGCCTCATGCCGCTGCCGCAGGTCTTCCAGCTGGTCCTGGTAGTCCTGCTCAATCGACAGCAGGTCCAGCGCCCGCTGTTTCATCTCGTCGCCGCTGTAGGCATTCAACAAAGGTGAATCCAGGCCGCGCTGATCAATATCCAGCTGCCGGTTCACGCTTGCGCCGAACCCAGCGACCTCCTTGTCATCCTCCTTGGCTTGCTTCAGCTTTTTCAGCTGATCCAGTTCATCGGCCAGGCCCTTCAAGCGCTCCTGCTGCTTCGCGCTGAGGCCGGTGAGATTTCCCGACTCCAGCTCAAACTGGAGCTTGGCCACCTCGGTGGCCTCTTTGCGCTTGTCCGTTTCGGTGTTGATCAGGGCGATCTGGCGCTTATAGCCTTCCTCGGCGGTATCAAACTGACCCAGGAGTTTCTTCGCGGCAGCTTCAGCGGCCTTTGCCGCTTCTTGCTGGGCTGGAGTGGTCGGCGTGAAAGTGCCGGGCGGAGGCGGAGTAATAGCGCCTAGCTCAGCAGCTGCCTCTCTTGCCCTTTTTACATAGTCACGGATCACATCGCCAGACCAAGGCTTGTTGTAAGCCTCGGCTACTTCCGACATTACGCTGCTTGCAGTTCTTGAATGATCTATAGCGTACGCAGTTAGCCTGTCGGCGTTTTCCTTGAAATCTTTTGACATATCGCCAAAAGTTATGTGGCCCATAATAGTGTTAGCCGTTGCGCCAATACTCTGGAGATAAGCCATTGTCGTGGAAAAGCCACTAACTATGACGGCAGCAGCAATTTTGAAAGCGCGAGCCGTACCATCTGCTAGGCTCGCTGTCACAGCAGTAGCCTCTACTAAGTCATTGGCAAGCTCATGCACTACACTTCTTAGTCCGCCAGCCTCTTTTGTGGTGTCAGCTAGATCCTTCGCAAGCTGGGCTAAAACCGGCATGAACTCCGCTGCCAGGGCAGTCTTTGCCGAGTTCGAATACTGACTGATAACAGTGAGCTCAGAACCAAATTGCTTAGCCGCCCAGATGGTCTTTTCATCCATTACAGCGCCAGCAGCTTCGGCGGCATCGCCATACTCTTTAAATCCAGAAGCATTGTTCCGAAGTAGCGGCAGAAGAGCTGTAGCATCACTAGCAATGGCTTCAAGGTAGAAAGTCATTTCCGACTGGCTGACCTTCGCCTTTTCAAGGCTGGACACATACAGGCCAAGGGCCTGGCTGCCACTCAGGTTGCGAAACTGCTCAGCGGTGACGCCGACCTTCGGCGCGACCTGCTCGAAGAAGTCCGCCATCCCGCCGCCACCGGTGTTTAGAAAATCACCTACCTTGTCGTTCACATCCTTCAGAATATCGGCAAGCTTGTCCTGCTCAATTCCTACTGTCTTGGCTCCTACGGCCATTCTCTGGAAGTCAGTGACGCTGACGTTTGCAACTGCTGCGAGGTTGGAGATCTCAGATGCCGAATTTACTGACGACACCATCATTGTAGTAAGTGCAGTAACCGCAGTCGCGACACCTGCGCCAACGGCAGTCCCTACTACCTTAGCGCTCTTCTCAACCTCTTTACGCCACTTGGCGGAACTACGCTCCGCCTTGTCCATGCCAGCTACAAACCCACCAACCTGCGCAATAACGTCCAGAGTCAAAGTGCCCAATGATCTTGAGGCCATCTTTTCCTCCGAGCATAAAAAAGCCCGCTGTGTGCGGGCTAGTTATCAATTGGGATACTGTTTCCTTAGCGATTCCAGTCTATCGGCGTCGCGCTCGGTGAACTCCCCATCACCGAAAATCGGCTTACCGTCTGCACCATTCAGCCGTACCACCTCTACAGTGAGGACCGCATCTGTTGGCGGATTGACCTTTCCCCACGCGCTAAATGAGTTTGGAGCCAGGGACCAGCTTTGTGACTCACCGGGCTCCATGCCTCCCGCGATCGAATGATTGAATTCCTCGACAAGCCAAGGAACGGACCTACCCGGAGAGGAAATTGTGCCTTTGAAGAACGCACGAGAAACGGCCTTGTCTGTGCCATTCCTGACATTGAGCTCGATCACAGAATCATCCATGAATGAGTACTCGACTTTTCGCTTGTAGTATCGAGATTTCAGAACCTCAAACTTCTCAAGCTCAACCTTCGCAAGCTCACTCTTTCTTTTCTTATCCATGAGATCTGAAATTTCAGAAAGCGCCTGCTCTTTTTCTCGCATAGCCCTTGCTTCGCGAACTCTTGAGGCTTCAGCAGATACTTCAGCCGCAGTTTTCCCGTTGAGAGATGAAAGCATAATTCCTGGCACATCTTCAGGTCTTTGCTTTCCGCTCATGACTTTCCCAATGTCCATATTCTGGAAAGCCAGCAACATTACATCTGCGGTAAATTGCTTTCGATTTTCCTCAGGGAGGCTTTCCGCGACCTTGGACATTGATTTGTGGAACGCCTCTTCAGAGCTTCCATCAATCCTCGGCTCGCCACATCCCGAAAGCAGAGTAGCCACAATGGCTGCCGCGATTATCTTCCTCATCTGTCATCCCTCACAGGTTAAAAAACGGATGATAACAAATGCAGGCCAAAAGCCACCTACGCCCATGTAGCCTTGGCGTCCTCCAGTGAGATCGGCTTGTCGTCCTGATCGTGCGGGGTGAAATCAGCAATGGTGTAGGGCACCGGACGCTTCTTGGGATCACGCGCCTGGTTGGCCAAGATCATGGCCAGCAGGCCGGTGGCGCGCTCCACCCGCATTCCGATGTGGAGCGAGCCGCGGCGCTGCCTGTACTTCTCCCAGGACCTGAACTCACGAAGGCTCAGGTTTTCCTTGGCTTGCGCGATCGTCGAGCCACCGACGCCGGAGAGGACGAGCTCGTGCCAGAGCTCGTCGAGCTCGGTGAGCTCTTCGTCTTTCCCAGGTCGTTGACCTCCCGAATAGCCATCAGCAGCGCGACGGACAGGTCACCATCGAGAGAGCCCATTCGCTTGGTGCTCTCCGGGTCTTTCTCCAGTTCTACCGGGTCAAGCGGGCCGTGGGTAATGTCCAGTGGGCTACTGAACACCGGGTTGCCGTGCTCGTCGCAGATGGACGCGGCGATGCGGCCAGCAATGCTGTCATGCTTACTGGCCGCCGAGATCACGTCGCTCACCGCCGTCTGGTAGCCCAGGGGGCGGACGTAGACGATGGCGGTGAAGTCGGTGCCGTTCTGGCGCCACTTGATTTCTTTTTGCACCGGGCGCCCAGTGAAAGAGCCAGCGCCCTTGAGCGCGTCGAGTGTCAGCTTCATGGGTTACCTCAGGCGTTGGTGGTCTTGGGGATCCAGGCGGAGCCGCCAGAGCGCTGGATGGTGGCGGCAGTTGTTACCGCTGCGTTGGCGGCGTGGTCGAACGGGAAGTCAGCGACATAGCCGTCGAACAGGAACCAGGTGCGGGTGGGCGGGAGCACGAAGTCATCGGCATCACCCAGGACCGCAGAAGCCGCAGCGCCGGTGCCGGCCCCGCCAGTGAAGCTGATGGTCGGCTTACTGGTGTAGCCGGAGCCGGCGTTGGTGATGTTGAAGCCAACCACCTTGCCGTCCTCGATGATCGCGGTTGCAGCTGCGCCGGTACCGCCACCACCAGAGAACGCAACGGTCGGTGCCGAGGTGTAGCCGGTACCGCCATCGGTCAGCTCGATGGCGGCCAGCGCGCCGGCGACGCCGACCGTGGGTTTAATGCCCTTGCCGTCAGACCAACCGACCACCCAACGAATGCTCTCGATCGTGTCGTCTTCCGAGATCTGATGAAGGCGCACGTGCGAGGCGTTGCGTGGGTCGACGTTGAGGGTCAGCGAAGCCTGGCCAGGGGTGCGCAGGCCACGCAGGTACTTGCGCACGGTGTCGCTGAGACAGGTCACTTCAACCTGGTCAGCAGGGTTGCCGCCTGGGCTGAAGGCGGTGGCGCATTCAACCTCCATGACTTCGAATACGGTACGGTTTGCAGCTGTGGGCACCAGGGCATAGACCTGGGTACCCTGAGCGAGAATCGCCATGGGTTTCTCCAATTGCGGGCAAAAGAAAACCCGCACTGGGCGGGCTATTGGGGTTTGTTGCAGCTCTACCGGTGGACCATCCAGTCCACGTCGAAGCTGGCTCGATAATTCTTAGTCTCGGGGTCGCGGCCTTCAGCACCCCAGCGGGTGACGTAGGCGTCCAGCTCGATCGCGTCACGGATGGCGTCACGGACCTGCCGAGCCGAGTCGCCAGTGGTGGCGTACACATCGACCTGCAAGGTCACGTTGTCGACATCAGGACGGCCCGCCAGGTAGTTCTCGGGACTGCCGCTGACGACCTGCCAGACCGCATATGGCTTGGCCACGCCCTGCTCAGCCTCCCCAAAAGAGTAGAGGCGCATGCCGGTGCCTGCGCCGAGCAGCGCTGTAACGTCAGGGCTCCGCAGGCAGGCCTGCACAATTGGTGGTGTCATGAGCGTGCTGCCTTTTTCGCTGCTCGCCGGATGGCGCGGTCGATTGCCTTCTCGTACTCAGTGACGAAGGTATTGGTCACCTCGCTGATGCTGTCGGCCAGGGCCGGGCGCATAAACGGGGCAGCGGCCATCTTCTCGGTACCGAACTCGAACAGGCGCCAGTGCGGCGTCGGGGCGTTCTGGCTGAGATCACCGCCATCCTTGAGCACGGCGCCGTGTAGCACACCTATCCGGAAGCCGAGGTCACCGGTCTGCTTAAAGAGGCGGCCATTCCAGCGCAACGCGATGTTGTCCGATATCGACCGGCCGGTCGCCTTGTCGTCAATCCGCTCGGCTCCCTCTTTGGCCTTTTGCACCACCACCTGGGCCGCCTTGCGTAGCGCGGCACGGCCACCCTTGCGGCGCACGTCATAGCTGACCGAATCCAGCTTCCCCAGCAGGCTTTCGAGCCCGGTGATGCTGAACTCGACACCGTCAGCCATCCTTCACCCCCTTGGAAACCAGAATGGTCAGATACTCCCGGCCGGACTTTGCGTCTTCCAGTGGTGGACCTTCGATGCTGTACGGCTCGCCCCTATAGACGATGCGCATGGTCGGCAGAACGCCGGGGCGGTACCGAATCACCATTCTTGCGGAGGCCTGGGACTGAGCCGCCTGAGCGGCCACCAGGTCGCGGGCGGAAAGAGGTTCGACACTAGCCGGACACTTGGACCAGCGGGTTATCCATTGGGGCTCGCCGAACTCAAGGGTTTCCGGGTCGCGGACTTGCACAAACTCCTGAATGTCGATTCGGTGCCGCAGCTTGCCGGCCAGCATCACACACCCATCCGGATGCGGTATGGCATCAGCAGGTGCTGGGACGCCAGCGGCAGCTCGGTGGCGATGGTGCCGGTTACCACCTCCTCGCGGTTGGCAAACAGGTGGCCCAGCTTGAGCAGGCAAGCAGCCTGAATCCCAGGGTTGAGCACCATGCCGTAGGCGATGGCATCGGCCTGGTCGTAGGCATCTGCCAGCGCCTGGCGGGTGTGCTCGAGCAGACGGCAGCGCAAGGTGTAATCTTGCTCAGCCTCAGCGACCGCAACCGCCTGGGCGTTTGCCTCCTTGGCCTGACGCATCATGCCCGGCACGCCAGCGCGCGCCTCATCGAGCGCCACTTGATCCAGGTAGAAGCGGCGATTCAGGAACTGCATCGCCGCCTCCTCCGCCGCATCGAGCTGCGCCTGGATCAGCTCCTGGTCGTCAGGCTCGGCCAGCAGGTGATGCATGGCCAGGTCGATGGCGATCACGGACATGGATCACTCCTTGGGCTTAGCCGCAGGCTTCCCGCCCTTGTTGGTCGGCTCGGGCGCCTTCTTGTTTTCTGGCTCTTCGGCTCTCTTCACGTCGTACTCCTCGATCAAGCCGTTGCGCAACAAGTCGCGAGCGCGGAGCTCGTCGACGGTAATCTCCGTGTTGCGCTTGGCGTAGACGCCTTCGTTGTTGAAACCCTTGATGGTCTTGACCTTGATGTCTGGCATGTTCGGTCACGCCTGGTTGCCCAGGCGCGCTCCTGGGCAGGTTACGGAGTGACGTCGAATTCGCCGTGGACGAACGATTCCGGGCGGTACACCGCCATGGCCAAACGCTCCTCGGCGCGGATGGTGACCATGTTGGTGCGGAAGTTGTCACCGTCTTCGGTGGAAACCTCTACGGCAGCCTCCTCGCGGTCAAATACCTGGGCCGCGATGTTCATCGCGCCGACCAGGAACTCGCCTTCTGGCACCGCGTTACTGTCTACCACTGGCAGCTTCCACAGACGCTGGACGCCACCTTCCTGGACATTCACCCAGATGTAGGAGCCATTGGCATCCTTGGTCAGCTCGATGTCTGCCCAGTCCACTGGGTTCAAGGCGATGGCCGAGGCGCGGTACTCGGCGACACGGACCTGCAGGATGGCGCGGCGCAGGGTATCGATCTTGGTGTCGCCAGCCTTGCGCAGCGCTTCGTTGAAGGCGGTCGCCTGCGGGATCAGGCCCAGGAGGTTCTGGCCAGTGCCGTCACCCGCCAGGATCTGCTCTTCCTCCTTGTACTTCAGGCCGTAGATAGCGCGGCCGTTGATGTAGCTCTGCAGGAGCGGGACGTCCGACAGCACCTGCTTGGAGGCGCGGAACCAGTGGGCGATGGTGCGGACCGGCGTGTCCTTGAGCTCGAAGGACAGATCCGACTGGGCCTTCATGGCGCCTTCACCGGCCTGCGCCGCAGCCATGTTCTGGAAGCCGCTCTCACGCACGTACTCGACAGAGTTCGAAGCGGTACGGCCCGGCATGATCAGGTCACGAATGGTGAACTCGCGCTCCGGACCGACCACGATGCCTGGCACACGGGTCGGCTGGATGCCGGCGCCAGCGCCACCGGTACCGGTGGTTGCGCTGGTGATGTTGGTCACGGCCTTGCGACCGATGCGTGCGACGCCGCGGCCACGGGTTTGCAGCGCCTGGAAGTCTTCCGACTCGGACAACTCCTCACCGGCCGACTTGGCCTCGATCGGGTCATTGGCCGAGAAGCGGCGCGCCATCTTCTGCTCGATCTCCTGCAGACGATCCTGCAGGCCCAGGCCATCCTTCACCAGGCCGTCCAGAATGGTCTTGGTCTCAGTCAGGATGGTGCCGTGTTCTTTGATCTCGTCAGCCGCTTTCTTGGCGAAGGCCTTGATCTCTTCGTCGCGCTGGTCGAGCAGGTCGTTGACAGCCTTCAGCTGGATCTTGTCGTCGGCGTGCTCCTTGCGCTGGAACTGGCGTTGTTCGGAGCGAGCCTGGTTGCTCATGGCGTTGTGCATGGTGAATCCTCAAAACGATGGGAGAGACAGTGCCGGGCGCGATTTCAGCGCCTCGACGATTTCAAGTTCTGCCAGGTCGCCCGCGGACTCGCTCCGGAGCAGGTGCTGCAGCCCGCGGTTGGCAATCACCGCCGACTGGGTTTTCGAGAAGCCTGCCTCGCGCAGGAGCAACTCAAATTCGGGCATCGAAGGCAGACCGCCGTGGGCCAACTTCGACTTGATGGTGTCGGTTCGCGCTTCGTCGTTGGCCGGCACGGTGACAATGGAGATCTCGATCAGATCCAGCTTGGTCAGCGTTCTGATCCGGGTCTTCTCGTCGAAGCTTGAATCGCGAACGTAGTAGCCGATCGACAGGCCGGTGATCGAGCGGGTTTGCATACCCCGGTAGGCGATGCGGGCATAAGGGGCGTCTTGCAACCAGAGCTCACCGGCGCCGAACAGGCCCCGCTCGTCTTCCTTCATGCTGCTGATGTCCCAGCTGCCGATGGGCTCGCCGGTGCGGTGCTGCCAGAGCACCGGGAAAGTCCGGGCCTTGGCCTTGGCATCCTCGATCGATTCAAGGAAGGCGCCGGGCGCGACCACCTCGTTGTAGCTGTCGACCACGCCGAACACCGAGCCGTAGCCAGAAAAAAGGCCGTCTTCGCCGACAGCCTTCACGTCATAGTCGAAAGAGCGGTACTTGACCGCCGCCAATCGATCCTTGTGTCTCATTGGGTGTTACCTCTTGGCTGGTCATTTAGCCAGTCGAGCAGCGCCGACTTGGCCTGGTTGGCACCGCCGGGGTCTTCACCCAGCTTGTCGATCGGCAGCATGTTGGATTGCACAGTGAGCTTCGCGGCGTTACCGCCCTGCGGAGGCAGGTTCTCTTTTCGTCGGCAGTCGTCCCGGGTGTAGATCCCGTTCTGCGTCATCGAGCTGTAGAAGGCCGCCCGCGCCGCGCTGTCCATGCGCAGTAGCCCTTCCGGGTTGAACTTCACGTAGAAGCGGCGGCGCTCGTCAGGACGCAGAAGGCGTCTGTTGGCGCACATCTCGATCCGCTTGATCCAGGGAAGCAGCGTGAAGGACAGGAAGCCGATCATCTGCTGCTCCATGCCGGTGCCCCAGCTGGTGGAGTTCTGCGTGTGCCCGACCATCCACGGCGGAACCCGGAACCAGCGGCATATTTCCTCGACGTTGAATGCCCTGGTCTGGAGCATCTGCGCATCCTCGGGCGTCATGGAGACCGACTGGTACTTCATGCCCGCCTCGAGCAGCATGGTCTTGCCCGCGTTGGTCACACCCTCGTACTGCTTGACCATATCGTCGCGCAGCTCGCCGCGCTGCTTCGGGTTGAGGATCTGGTCGGTGGAAAGTACGCCGCCGAGCTTCATCCCGTTGGCGAACATCTTGGCTGCCGACTCATCGGCGGCCATGGCCGAGCCCAATACCTGACGCCCGTAGGACAGAGGCGAAAGCCCGCACAGCGGGTCGGTACCGAACGCCCTGACGTGGACCATCTGCTCATCGGTCAACGTGTGCGGCTTGCCAAAGCTGTCGGTGTATCGGTACTCGATACGGCCATCTGCCAGGCGGCGCGGCGGCGACATGCTCTGCGGAAGGAGGAATTCCAGGCTGGTCAGCGTCCTGCCGCTCATGTGCGGCTCGCAGAAAGAGTTCCCCTGCAGGAGCAAGCTGGCCATGACGTTCTCCCAGAACTCCACTGGGGTCTGGTCCGCGTTGGGCTGCTGGCTGATCACGAAGTTGACCGGATGGGAGCTGGCCACCACCGGCGCGCCGTTCTTGTCCTCGTACAAGGCGATCGGCAGGGTGGCGATGGTCTCCGCAATAAGCCGCACACAGGCCCACACCGTCGAGAGCTGCAGGGCCGTCTGCTGGCTGACTACTTTCCCCGACGCCGAGTCCGTGCCGTAGAACTTGCTCCAGAACGTCGAATCGGTAAGCCCGATGCGCCTGCCTGCCCAGCCTGCCACGCTGGAAGCCATACCTGGTTCTGCGGACTTGACCAGCGCCTGACCCAGCACCTGAGTTAGAGATTTAGCCACTGGTCAGCCCCTTGCGGATGAATCCGGCAGCAGCGAGGCAGGAGAAGGCTGCGGCCAAGAGGCTGTAGCCCAGGCCCGCCAGCACGTATACGCCCGCAACGCCCAACAGCAGGCCGCCGGCCGCAAGTGCCAGAAAGATGATGAGACCAGTTTTCATAGGGTTCCTGTCAGCCAAGCACGATGGGATTGGCGAAGAATTTGTCGAAGCCGCCGGTTCCTTCAGCTGCCAGCCGCAGCACGGACCCGATAGCCATGATCAGCGCGACCGCGCCGTCGATCTTGTTGTCGTCACCCTGCTTGATCGGGCGCACCACATCGTCATTGCCGGGAAGGTTCTTACCGATCACGTTGGCGATGCACCAGGTCATGATCGGGTTGCCGTCGTGATGGAACCGGCCCGCCTCGATGGCTGCTTCCAGCTCCTTCATGGGGTCGGACATGTTGGTGTAGTTCTGGGTGACGGTGATGGGATTGAATCCTTCGTCGTCCAGATCGTGACTTAGGCCAGTTGCACCGTGTGGGTCGATTGGGCTCTCGGTGATCGGCGCCAGTAGGTTGGCTTCCTTGGTGTCCTCAAGGATTTCCCGGTAGTCCACCTCGGCACCAGGTGTGGTGACCAGGTGCCCAGTGTTCACCCAAGCCTGGAATCGCTCGGTCATACGCTTGTTGTCGACGTCGTTGGCGGTGTCCTCGGGAACCCAGAAAACCGGCGCCACGCTGTAATAGTGGATCTTCCCGTCGATTTCTCGCCAAAACAGCCGAGCCCTGGAGTTCATGTCCAGCTTGCGCGCCAAGTCAAATCCTGCAATCCACTCCTGACCTTCGAATCGCTCGAGGGTGAGAGTCTTGTCCTCGCACGCCTTCCAGCTCTCCATGTTGAAGAAGCCAGATTTCGCGGTCACCCAAAGGTTCAGGTGCTTGGTCTTGAACGTGTTGGTGAAGCGCGCCGAGCGTATTGCCCTAGCCAGCTGGCTTTCTAGATACTCCTGAAACACCGACACCCCCATACAGGGGTTGGCCTTGGCCAAGTTCTTCGGGTCGGTCCAGTCGTCGCCCTCGTCCAGGGTCCAGATATAGCCGAACAGCTCGTCGTCAGGAACGGTGCCATTCAGCATTTCGATGACCTGGCGGCGCTTGTCGTAGCACGGCCCCTCAATATCCGCACCGGCGGTCGTGATGATGAACATCAGCGGCTGCCTGCGGGCCCCCATGCCAGTGAGCATCGTGTCGTATTGGGCTGCAGTGGCATGCTCGTGGTACTCGTCGACGATCGCGCACGAAGGCGAAGCACCATCGCCAGGGTTGCCAATCAACGGCTCGAAGCGGCTGCCGTTGGACGGGATGTTCATGTTCGAGGCGTTGACCTCGATACCTGCAGCCTCCATCAGCATTGGCGAGCGGCTGACCATCAGCCGAGCCGGCCGGAATACCTCCCAAGCCTGCGCTTCCGTCGTCGCGCCGGAGTAGACCTCGGCACCAAACTCATTGTCGGCAACGAACATGCTGATGCCGACACCGGCGGCGATCACCGACTTCCCATTCTTACGTGGCACTTCCCAATAGCTTTCGCGGAAGCGCCGATACCCGCCCTTCTTCCTGACCCAGCCGAACGTGCAGGCCAGGCCGAAAAGCTGCCATGGCTCAAGCGTGATTAGCTGCCGCTTGAACGCCCATTCGCCCTTGGTGTGGGGCAGTAGCTGCATAAGGCGCAGCTTTTTCTCGGCCTTGGCCGGGTCGAACTTGTACGGGTAGTCCTTCGAGCGACTGGCCGCCAAATCATCGAAGTGCCGCTCAATCGCCTGGTGGATGAAGAGGCAGGCGGGAAACTTTCCTTTGAGGACGGACCTTGCCCACGCCATCGCCTTGTCGACGTTGGTGTACTTGGCTCTGGCCATCAGGAACTCAGTAGGGCTGCGAACTCGTTGGTGGATTTCTGCTTGTTGCCGCCGATGATCCGCGTGCGGCTGGCTGGATCCAGACCCAGCATCGAGCCGAATGTCACGATCTGACGCATTGCTTCGTTTGCAGCGGTAAGCGCTGGGTTCTTCATAGGACTGCCCTGCGACGACTCGACCACCGGGCCGAACTGGTCGACCGCCTCCTGAGCCATTCGCCAGTTGCTGTAGGCGGTGCAGAAAGCCTCAACGTTGTGCAGGTCCGTCAGTGCGATGACGTTCTCGCGCAGCAGTTCGGGCACCAGCATCTTCCACATCGTGGCCGCACGCTCGCTCAGCCAGTCCGGCGGATCCACATTGGTTATCGTGGCGAACTGCGGCTCAGCCTTGTTCAATGCCCGTTTTCCGGGGTTGCCGGCTAGCTCTTTCTTGGCCGTCGGCTTGGGTTTGCGACCACGGCCGGCGACCTTGGCGGTGCCTCCCATCGCGCAACTCCTGAATTTTTAATTTCGCGGGTGTAAAAAAACGACTGAGGGCGCGGTGTCCGAGCGAAAAGGCCTGAACTTTCACTATGCCCCTCCCCTCTGACGAGATTCGTTATCATTTGAGCTGTGATTTGATCATTTTCCGATCAAATCGGGATGCAGCTCCAGGCCTTGCCATTCACCAGCACGGGGATGTACTCCCGACAGACACCAAACTCCTCTGCCAGGGCCTTGGGTGACTCACCACGCGCCCGGCGGCGCCTGATCTCGATGACCTGCGCCTCTGTCAGTCTTCGATGTCGGGCTCGCATGCCAGGCCCTAGAGTTCCATGGCGAATAGCGTCTTGGGCATTGTCCTCTCGCGTACCCCAGACCAGGTTCCCAGGGCGGTTATCAGTGCTGATGCCATTGAGGTGCCTGGCCTGCTGGTCGTCATCTTGTGGCAAGCCGCCATACGCCATAAGAACAAGCCGATGCACTTCGAAGCGGTGACGCTCCCTCTTGCCGTTGACTCGCACGGTCAATGTGACGCGGTGATATCCACGGTTGACCTGGCTCTTAAGAACCCTGACCAATCCAGAGCGGACGGACGCAACTTCCCCATCCTCAGTCGCGTAGTAGCCGCTGAGGTTGGGTATAGGTCGCATGGTCTATCTATCGATGTTGTCGGGATTCTTTCTGCGTCTTCGCCTTGTGGCAGTCGCGGTTGATCGCCCGAAGGTTGTCGTCATCGTCCGTGCCGCCATGGGCCAGGGCCACGATGTGGTCAACCTCATGCGCTTCGCGGATGCGACCGAGTGTTACGCAGTCCTCGCAACGGCAGAGGTAATGGTCGCGCTTCAAGATCCGTTCACGGATGCGGCGCCACGGCCGGCCACCGCGTCCTGACCCCTTGCGGGTTGCCCAGGCCTTGGCCTGTTCGGCAGCCAGGTCGGCATGACCATCGCAGTAGCCATTGGCATTGCGGTGCAGAGCACGACAGCCCTGGGCTCTGCATGGGCGCTGCGGCCTCAGCGGCATGGCGTGCCATCCAGGTAGGTGTCTGGCTCAGCATCAGGGTCAACATCATCCCCGTCAGCCAGCGCTTCGATCAGTGCCAGGTTCTGCATTGCGATCTGCTCCAGCAGCGCAGTCTGTTTGCGCTGTTCGATCAGCGTCTGCTCCAACAGCAGTTCAATAGCCTGGCTCATCGCTCCACCCGTGCATATCGGCGGCACTCATCCTTGAGGCTGGAGATATCCACCTCAACAACCTGAGCCTCTGCGGAAACTTTGGGGATATCCCGGGGCAGCAGGGTGATCACCGCTTGCCAGACACCGCTCTCTGTTGATGCCTTAAGCTCAACGCTCAACACACCCTGTAGCTCGCTACCGTCACTCAGTAGGACCTTGGTTCCCATCGCTGGATGCGCGCTGTTCGGGCTGCTCTTTGGTGCTGGCACGACGGTCGCCACCATCAAGGATTTTCTTTGCTCGCTCATATGCCACCTTTGACCATTTGTTAATCCACTCGCGCCGGGCGGCGCATCCGCTACAGGCCATCACATGCCGCGCCGGGTCAGGCCGTAGACCTCCAGCGCGCCGGCAATCTGCTCGCCTTCCGTACGGTTGATGGTGCGAACAACCTCGACGCAAGCGGCAGTGTTGGCTTCCATCCTGATCGTGATGGATGTGATCGTCGATGCATCCAGGCCAAGCACCTGGCAAACAGACTGGCCAAGCTCTCGGCCAAGGATCAGGGGTTTCTTTTCCATGCTGGTTCCTCGCGCCACGAAACGGCGCACTCTTATTTTGTGGCGCGGATTACTCTGGCTTGCGACTGGGCAGCTTGAAGTCGGTAACGCGATCAGCAATCGCACGAACCTTCTCCACCCCAAGGAGGCCAACCCACCCACCAACAAAGGCAGCCATGCTCTGTGGCAGGCCGAAGAACTCGAAGCCGCTGATGATTGTCAGGGTCAGGCCGCCACAGATGGCGCCCTCCACCAGCATCTGCCGGCGAGTGCCACCACCATAGGTGATGCGCAGTACAGCCATGGCGCAGGACAGACCGGCCGCGTACAGCAGGGGCGAATGCTGGCTCAACCATGCGAGGGCAACCGCCCAGGTGTCTGGTTTGTCTGGCATGTTGGACATCCGGGTTCCTCCCTTGCGGGAAGCAGAAAAAGAAAAGGCCCGCCGTTATGGCGAGCCCTTGGATACGTGAAAAGGTGGCCCCGTGCTATCGTCGAGCTTCCACACAAGACGCTCCACGGAGCGAAAAACGATGAAGGTAACCCTCAAGTGCGCCAAGTGCGGCAGTGACAAGTTCGAGGTTCCGGCTAGGCCGAACGACAACTCGAAGGTCACCTGCGGCAAATGCGGTGCTGTCGAGACTTACGGGAAGCTCATGAAGGCTGTGGGCGACAAGGTCACGAAAGACCTGCAGCGGCAGCTCGGGAAACTGTTCAAGTGACTTGAGCGTTTCGCCCAGAGGGCGCAGGAAGTCAGCGGCGCCCTCAACCTCAACGTCGAGCTGTAGCTTTTCCATACAGCCTCCAGATACGAAAAAGCCCCGGCAGATACCGAGGCTTGGAATGGGTGCGGAGGGCCGGTGCATACCCGGCTTGGTGGCCTGGATCGCTGGGTCACATACCCCAGACTCTCATCGCGTAGCCGATCAGGGAGCGCACGGCTTTGATCGACGCCACTACCGACTTAGTCCAGCTGCCTGAGCGTGTCATCCGCACAAAAAAGCCCGCACAGGGCGGGCAAAGAGGGATCGTGCTTTTTTAAATCTGGTGGCTGTAGAACAGCGAGTACGACTCGATACCGTCGTTGGGCTGCTTAATGCCAGCGTTGGAGTAGTGAATCGCTCGGATGCCAACCTTCTGCGTCTCGCCGATCTTCAAGCCCGCACCGATGCGGTCTTCGAAGTTGAAGGCCGAACCAAAGTCCTGGTCACCTGCGGAGGTACCAGAGAAGACCGCCAGGCCGATGCCAGCCTCAACGAATGGCTTCACGTTACCGCTACCGAACTCGTAAACGAAAACTGGCGCAAAGGACAGCGAGTGAGCCCCACCTGAAGCATCGCCTGCTTCCCAGTAGGTGTAGCCAGCATCCCAATAACCGGTGAGACGGCCAGTACTGGATTCAAACCAGCTTTTGTCCCAGTTAAAGCCAATGCCGACGCGCGCTGTAAGACCACCTTGGCCTGTCGCGCCAAGCGCTCCGGATAGCTCAGCCGCTCCGGCGGACGCAGCGAAAAGGGAAAGCGCCACAACGGCGAGAACGTTTTTCATACTCACGGTCTTCCATATTATTGAGTAGCAACCTATCAGAATCATAGCGCTATCAAATCGTTCCCTCATACAAGAAAAATGCTTTTTCTGGAGGGCTACCTGAATCGAAGCCCCTCAAGAACACAAAACCCCGACACGATGGCCGGGGTTTGTCTGTGTCGCGTAACGTTGCAAGCTGGACACGCTGCTATGAAAACAGGTGTTTATCCGCCCGCATAGAACTTTTTACGCTGCCTCTCGAATCTGTTCGAGTGCGCAGTCTATCCATGCGACTCCTGCCTTGATGATCTCCCGCGCCTTGCGCTCAGACATGCCCGCCTCCCTGCCAACCCGCATAGCGGGGTGCTTGTAGCCGTAGTACGCCCACACGAAGTCACCCATTTGCTGGTTGCGCTTCACCAACCTGGCCACGGCGCCATCCACCACCAGGGCCAGATCGTCCGTGATCACGTGCTGAGGCGCGCCACCTTGAGATGGGACGTTGTCCCGCATGAGGGCGTAAAGCGGTGAAACGTACCGGGGCACGCCCATCTCGCACATGCGCCAGAATCCCCACTGCTCGAGCATGTATTCGGTGTCGCCCAGCGCCTTGTCCACGTAGGTGCGTTTCTTCATGCAGCCCTCCGGGGCGTTGGGTCGGTGTCCAGGCCGAACAGCTCGCGCAGCAGCTTGTCAGCGTGTTTGTTCTTGGCATTGCCCTCGGTGATCCAGCCCTTGGCGAACTGCTCGAAGCCTACGTTGGCGCGGGCAGCGTGCCAGTCGGCCACAATGTCCATCAGCGCGGCTGACGCGATCCGGCCGTTGTTCTGCTCCAGCAGCATGCGGTTCCCCACCTTGAGGAACTTGCACTCCACCGCGGTCAGGCTCTTGCGCGGCAGTGCCGCAGTTACGTTGCTCATCGCATCATCTCCAGTTCTTCGTCCACCACCCGCACGCACTCGTCGAACACCTCTTTCGGCACCCTGGCATTCAGCTCGCGCAGGATGGCCTTGTCGCGGGCCTGCCAAGCCGGACAGTTGCGCCGCGCCTCGACTCGCAAGGACTTCATGTGCTGCATCAGGCGCTGGCGGTCACGATTGATGTGCTTAAGCGCCGCCTTGGCGCGGTGGTACCAGTTCGCGTCGGCGTACTGCCCTTCCGTTACAGCTTTGGCCTTGGCCTGCCCGATCTGGCACTCCAGGCGGATGGCATCGCGGCACAGCACTTCCTCCAGCACCTCGCACTCGGCCAGGGTGGCGGGCAGCTCAGCAGGTCCGCGCGGGGCGCTGATGGACGCCGGGGTATTGCCAGTGGCAACAGGCTGCCCGGCACCAGCTCGCTTGCTGACACTCACCGAAACGACCGGGGTCGCAGATTTGCCAGCGCAAGCGCGTGGCCACAGATTAGAAAGTTTCATGCTGAACTCCTTTGGTGCGGTGACGGCCGGCAAATGTCCTGCCCATTTCGACTTCTTCGTTGCTTGGCTGGTACCCGACTAGCTCGACGAACCGGTGATAAGCACCCTGGTGCTGCACCCGGCAGATGCCGGTTTCACCATGACGATTCTTGTCCACGATCAGTTCAGTGACGCCCGACTGCCCCTCCTCGGAATCGCTGTCTCGGTGGACCAGCACCACCACGTCGGCGTCGGCCTCGATCTGGCCAGAGTCACGCAGATCGCTCTTCGTGGGGCGCTTGTTCGCCCGGTTGTTTGGGCCGCGGTTCAACTGCGCCAGCACCATCACGGGCACTCCCAGTTCCTTGGCCAGCCGCTTGATCGACTTGCTGATGTCGGTGACCTGCTCATATCGACTGGCCGACTTACTCTCGCCGTTGACCAGGCCGATGTAGTCCAGCGTGACGGAGCCCAGGCCATGCTCGCGCTTGACCGTGCGGCAGATCTGACGGATATCGCGCATCGTCAGGGAGGCGTCATCACAGAAGATCAGCGGAGCGCCATCGAGCTTGCTCACAGCCGCCGTCAGGCCTGGCCAGTCGCTGTCGGCCATCGAATGTCCTTCGGTGATGTGCTTCAACTGCACGCTACCCACTGAGGCCAGCGACCGGTTTGTCAGCTCCACATCCGTCATCTCAAGGCTGAACACCAGCGACGTGGACTTGGCCACCAACGCCACCCGCTCTGCGATACCCAGGCCCAGGGTGGTCTTGCCGCTACCCGGGGCGCCAGCGATGACGACCATGTGCCCGGCGCAGATGCCGGGAATGAACTTGTCGAGCGATGGCAGCCCGGTATCGAAGCCCAGCACCACCTCGCGGTTGAACCGGCGGTCAATCCCGTCGATTGCCTCGGGCAGGATCTCGCCCACGAAGCGGTACCGCTTGCGGGAATCCAAACCTTCCGCCTCAAGGGCGATCCAGGCCTGCTGCCCCTGCGCCAGCACTTCGTCCAGCGAGTCGCCATCTTTCAGACGCTCCGACATGATGTGCGCAGCAGCGATCACCCGGCGGGCCACAGACCGCTGCTTCACGATCCGGGCGTACTCTGCGAAGTTTGCTGCGCTCGGCGTGTTGTGAGCGATGTGAGCAGCCACTGCCAGCGTGCCACGGCCGTCTGCCAAGGTCGGCCTGGCATCTGACAGGGTTACCACGTCGATCTGCCGCCCCTTCGCTTTGAGCGCCAGCAGCAGCTCAAACAGCTCCGCGCAGTCGGCCTGGTAGAAATCCCCGACCTCAAGCTTCACGTCGTCAATGAGCGCTGGCTGGTGGATCATGGCGCCGATCAGGGCGTGCTCCGACTCAGGGCTGTGCAACCGTGACACATCCTTTGTGCAAGCCACATAATCTTGGTTGATCATGCAACCCCTCCAACACGCGCTGACGACCATGTGAAGGGAGCCAGTAGGCCGCCGTTCTCGCGCAGGCGGTCCATGGCCCGCGGCCCAATGAAGGCCGGCAGTTGCTCGCGGTCCTGGTTGCTGATCAGGATCGTCGGTCGAACAAGCTGATAACGTCGGTCGATCACCTCATGCAGCAGACTGGGCATGAAATCCTTGCCTGGACGCGGCGTGTGCATGCCGACCTCATCGATCACCAGCAGGTCGACTGCAGCCAGTTCAGCCAGCAGGTCGGACTTCGAAGGCCCGGCGTTGCTGCGGAAGCTGTCCGTCACGGCCTGCATGATCGCCTCGGCAGTGACAATCAGGCCCTTGGCTGCGTATTCCCGCACGACGTGCTGAAGGATGGCGCACGCCAGGTGGGTTTTACCGTTCCCAACCTCGCCCAGCAGCATCAGTGCGCGCCCAGCCCGGTAGTGGTCTTCAAACTCCTCGGCGTAGCGCCGGCAAATAGACTGGGCGCGAACCTTGGCGGAGTCGGCGTTGGTGATGAAGGTGTCGAACGTGCAGCCCCGGAAGCGCGGCGTGATGCCGGTGGCGAACAGGTCACGGTTGAGCTCTTCGGCTTCCCTCTCGGCGTACGCAGCGTCACGCACGCTGGCATCGCATTGGAGGTTCAGAGCCTCCCAGCGGCAGCGAGGGCAATCAGTTGCCTTCCATCCGCCATCGAACTGCTCAACCTGCTTCGTTTCGTACTGGCCATGCCCAGGCGCTTCGCATTTGGCAATGCCGGGGGCTCGCTCGCCTGGAGCTGGCCTTAATTTAGATGAGGTCATCAGGGTACATCTCCTGGTGATGGGCAGGCACTTGCAGTACTGCGCTTGCGTTGGCCTGTGCTCCTGCTCGAGCAGGGAGAGCGCTGTCAGGGAAGAGCCCTGTCCACCCCTTGCCGATCGACAGCTTGATCACAGCATCGGGGTTCGGATGGTTGGCCAGGTCCTCGGCCTGCTGCTTACAGCTCGTGGCGGTCAGCGGCTTGCGGATCTCTTTCCGGTGCTGGCACCAGTCGGCCCAGGTCTGTTCGCTCACGTTGCCAGGCTTGGCCGTCAGTGGATCGAACTTTGCCGATTTCTCCCCTGCAGGCTTGCCTGCGCTCTTCTTTGGTTTATTGACGGATAACTGACGGATAGATGACGGATTGGGTGCAGCTGGTGCACCCCGTTCTGTCTTCATTTGCACCCCGTTCTGTTGTGAGCTGCACCCCGTAGCGTCTTCATTTGCACCCCGCTCGGCATCTTCGTCATCTCGGGGTGCAGCTGGTGCACCCCGATTTTCGACCATGTCGTACACCACCGGGCGCCTGTCATAGCGGTCGATATAGGCGGCGGCAATCGCCTGGTTACCGCGCCGGATAACTCCAGCGGCCTCCAGGGCATCAAGCTTGTAGCGGATGGTCCGCTCGGAGAGACCCGTGTCATCCGACAGGCTCGACGCTGAAGGAAACGCCCCGCGCCCGTTCTTGTCGGCGTAGTTGGCCAGGCACAGAAGCACATGCCGACAGGTTGGATCGGTGACCACCCGCTGCTCGAGCGCCCAGGTCATGGATTGGATGCTCACAGCTGCAACTCCTCACAAACGCGGCGCACGTACTGGTCGTACGACTCCTCGAAAATCCAGCCATGCAGCTCAAGAAACGCACGCTGCTGTTTGGCCCATTCGTAGAACTGCCAGCGGGCGCTTTCCGGGAACAACTTGAACAGATCGCAGCAAGGCCATCCACTCGGCACGATCAATGCTCCAGCGCGCTGCTCGAGCGCCTGGGAATGGTTTGGGGTCGTGGTCATTGGAGAGTCTCCGATGAGGGACCGGTGCTATCCGTCCATGGGTTGACCTGGACCACTTCAACGCCAGCAAAGGGTGAACCTGGGCCGAACAGATCAGGCAGGTCGCCCTCGGGAGCCGTCTTAATCCAGTCGACCATCGCCATGAAGCAGGCCTCAAACAAAGGCCCGCCCTCTCCCCAGCCCTCGGACTGTGGGCTGGCGCTGTTTTCCAATCTTGCGACGTAGATCAGCCCCGCAAGACCTCGCTCGTCGTGCTGGATTGCTGGACGATGTACCGGGTTGATGCTCAGCAGGTCGCACAAGCAGTCGAAGCCAATGGCGTCGTAGCTGTTGTCGGTATCCTTGATGAGGTGATAGCCCATGCCAATCAGACCCCGCTTGATGTCCTGGAAATCGTTCTCACGATGAATGCGTGACATAGCCTCAAGCCGATCCATCTGCTGCTGACTAAATGGGTACACCCGCAGCTCTGCAGCCTCGCGCCTAAATACCCGGCGCTCGTCACGGATTTCAGCCAGCCTGGCCAAGCTGATGCGCACCATTCGCCGAGTCAGGATCAGCATGGTCCTCGGCGAGTGGTCAGGTTTGCGTGCGATCTTGGCGAGCTTCTCGGCGACCTTAAGTCTGATGAGGGTCATTCGTGTTCTCCAGCAGCGCCGAACAGCTCGGCCAGGTCAATTTGGTAAACGTCCATCCAGGCGCCAGCGGGCCAGGAGCGAACCGTGCCGAAGGTGGGATGGATGACTTTGGGTGCAGTGATGCCACGCGCCGTACACCACTTGCGCAGCGGCACGTAACCGGCAGTGCCGAAGTTGCGGCCGGTGGCCTTCTCGACCGCGACCACGGACGCCTGGCGGATGCCGAGGCCGAGCTGCTCCTGAAGCTGTTGAGCCCTGCGAACCGCGGCGGATGCGGTGGCCATGGCCGTGGCTTCGCGGCGAGTCCCGATCTCGGCCTTCGTTCGAACAGCTTCATCTCGCTGATCGAGCGCCAGCTGCTCCGAGCGCTTCGAGGCCAGCAGGTGCTCCAGGGCCTCGATGTAGTTCTCGGGCATGGATGACTTGGCCCGGTTGCGCTCCTGGACCAACTCCCAGAACTCGCGGACCAGCTTTTTCTTGAAGGTCCGGACGATCTCGGTATTGCGCATGAAAGTCAGCAGCAGAGTTGCCTGGGGCTCATCCAGCAGAGCAATCTCCCGGGACTGAACGCCGCCAGGGGTTTCAAAGGGTTCGATTTCAAATCGCACCCTTCCGAATTCTTCGAAATCTGCCTGATACCTACGCACGAGCGCGATTACACTAGCGTGCTCGTTCTCTGTACCAGCCGCTATCACGGTAGTGGTGGTGACGGCATCGCCATCCTTGATGGTGACCAGGTTCATACCGCACCTCCCACATCCTTCGCATCATGGAAGGCAGCTGCGTTGCGGTACGGGTACAGGAAATTCCTGGTGTCGAAAACGACCCGCTCAAACAGGCGTTCAAGCTCCCCGGTTACAGGATTGCCGAATCCGCCGAGCGAAGGCACGACATGCGCCCAGTACAAGGCTTTGATCAATTTGAATGATTCGCGCGCTTCGTTGAAACGCGCTATATCCGCTGCGGTGAGGGTCACGTCGTGAACGATCTCACCATGCAAACCATCTGGATTCCACGCGGGGACAATATGGTTCATTGGGGGATCTCCAAGTCCGTAGCCATCTGACAAAACTCTCGGTGGGCAGCCCAGGCAATTACCCGCATGGCGCGGACAATGCCGTCCTCGCCCCGATCACCGATCATTGCGGGGTGTTCGCCCGGTTCGCTGCCCTTGAAGCCGCCATTGTGCTCAAGCACTTCCGAGAGGATGGCCAGCAACTCAAGGCTCTCCTCTACGCGCTTGGCGGGGGAGGAAAATTTGGTCATGGGATGGCTCATGACGGCGCCTTCGCGCCACGAACTGGAGAGGTAGGGTTTTGTGGCGCGGGGTCTTCGGCGGCACGGATTGGAGCCTCCACTGAATCGATCAAGGCCTCCACCTGCATAGTCAAAGTACGGATGGCAAAGAGCTGGCAGCTTTGCTCGTCAGCTTCATCAATGAGGCTTCCGAGCAGGATATTCACACCTGACAAAATGGTGCCGGCTGCCGCCAGTGCGACGCGGCAGGATGTGCCGGCTTCGACCTGGTAGGAGACGCCTGAGGTGGAAAAGCGCTGCATACTGGTTACGAGGGACGTGGTCATTGGGCACCGCCTTGCTCTGCGGCATGAGGGAGCGCGTCGTGATAGGCGTACTCGTGATGGGCGTAGAGCGCCTGGGTGCAGAACTCGAGAGCACTGACCAAGCCCTCTCGGTCGCGTGGCAGCAGCATTTCGCCAAGCTGCGCCTGGTCTTCCAGCAGCACGCGGGCAATGCCGTAAGCGCCGTGGGCCGCACGGAAGCGGCTCCGCAGATCGCTCAGGCTCTCCTTTGGTTGTTGCACAGCAACACGGGGTTTGCTATTTTTCGGGTGCGACATAGCGCATCCTCCTAAGACAAGGTGATGTTGCAAGACCTCCTGGCAGAGGTCGGTTAAAGAACCCGCCTGGCAGCGGGTTTTTTGTTGCCCGGAGAAAAGTCAGCCGGACAGCAAGAACATGGATGCCGAGGCCGTCATGGAGATGCCTGCGAAGCACTGTACGAATAAACAGAGGGTTTGCCCGTCTGACTGGCGCTGTCATTTGGGCGTATCGTTTCGTTCAAGGTTGGGGACACCTCAGCTAACGACGGTCGCAACTCAACCGCAGAGAAGAGCCCACAAGTTTTGTGTTGAGCTAGAAAGGCAGTCTCGGCAGACATCGCGTGCTTGCCCCTGACCCAGCCCGAAACGGTACTTTGGTTGACCTTCAGAGCAGCGGCTGTCAGCTCCTGACCGCCGAAGTGCTCCACAAGACGCTGATAGATTTCGAGCATGGCATGCTCCATATGTGAATGCCCATACATTAGAATATAGGAATACCATTTTGCAAGCTTATGGGGATGCCGGTAATAATTCAGGGATGGAATACAAAGACCGCATTAAGGCTGCGCGAAAGCACGCGCGGCTTACCCAGGCCGAGCTGGCCGCCATGACCGGAATCAACCAAGCGTCGATTTCAGATCTTGAGCGCGGTCGATCTCAGCGCTCTTCATATAACTCGACCATTGCTCGGGCTTGCGGGGTTTCTGCTATCTGGCTTGAGGCTGGCATAGGTACCATGCTCCAGAATGATGAAGTCCCGGGCTTTGACGCTCCCGGCTTTGACTCCAACGTTACCCCCGCTTTGTCTCCAACCAGGTACTTCTCGTACCCAGAGATATCATGGGTCCAGGCAGGGAGCCCCAGTGAAGCAATGAGTGTTGCCAATATCGCAGCATGCCCAAGCCATCACTCCGACGTATGGGCTGGTGAAGGTGGTTTTTGGTTGAAGGTGATCGGCTCGTCTATGACCAGTCAGTCAGGCATTTCCTTTCCCGAAGGCGTGCTGATACTGGTGGCGCCAGATATCGAGCCGCGACCAGGGCAATACGTAGTTGCTAGGATGATTGACTCCAATGAGGCAACCTTCAAACAGCTTGTACGAGACGCCGGTGACTTTTACCTGACGCCACTCAACCCAGCCTTCCCAGCCAAAAAAATGGACGACAGCTGGGAAATCGTGGGTACCGTCGTGGACGGGAAAATGCCTAAATCAGCCTTTCTCCTCTAACAGCCCAACCAGATTTCGAACCGCCTTCATGGCGGTTTTTTGGCTCCGCATAAATTTATGTGAATGCCTATAGACAGGGATTATGTGCTGCCCTATATTTACTCCATCGACTCACTGCATGGAGCAAAACGCAATGACCACCCAAACCATCACCACCAGCGGCTGGACCGGTCGCCTCGATATGGGCCTGGCCCCACGCGAGCTGGAAGCTACATTGCTTGCAGCAGCTGACCTGACCGTTAAACAGGTTGCCCAGGTGATGGGTATCGCTCCGAAGACGGTCGAGAAGCGCTTGGAGGCAGCCCGCCTCAAGCTCGGCAGCAAAACGATTCGCGGCTTGGTGCTAGAAGCATTCAAGCGCCAGATCATCAGCCCTGCCGCCACCGCCCTAGCCCTGATGATGGTCATCCACGGAATGATCGGTGACGACCAAGTAATGCGCATTCGCCGCGGCGGCAACGGCGGTGAACGAAAGATTGAAACCCGTATAGCAACCCGGCGCGCAGAGTGCGCCTTGGCGGTGGCGTGACGCTGCCAGCCTGACCTGATCCAACCCTGATTTTTGCGAAAGCCAACAAACGCGGCAGGCCACCGGCTTGCCTGAAGAAAGCTCCACCAACCCAAGAGGAAAGACCCATGTTCGGTATTGGAAAGAAACTGTTCGGCGCCAAGCGCGCAGTCAAGAAGCTGGAAAACCGCGATCTGATGCAAGCCATCGTAGGCGGCTGTCTCCTGGTCGCTGCAGCTGATGGAGAGATCAGCAAAAACGAGGCGGCTCAGATCGACATCCAGATCCGCGCCAACAAAAACCTGGAGCACTTCGGCCAGGAAATCACCGCCACCGTAAACCTGTTCACCGAGCAGCTGCAGGCCGGCTTCCGGCTGGGTCGTATGAACATCATGCGCGAGATCGCGGACATCAAGAACAACCCGCTCGATGCTGAAGAGGTGTTTGTGAACATGATCACCGTTGCAGAGGGTGACGGGAACATCAGCCCCGAAGAGCTGAAGGTCTTGGCCGAAGTCGGCGTGCAGTTGGGCCTGCGTCCGAAAGACTTCGGGATCGAGGCGTGAAGCGCAAGCACATCGGCCTGGGCGCGGTTACAGGGCTCGTCCTGTCCGCGATCGCTGTAACCGCAGCGGTGAACTGGGGGTCGTGCCAATGGTACGGCTACCAGACCGAGCGGCAGACCAAGTTCGCCCCCTATGTCGGCTGCATGGTGAAGACCCACGCCGGCTGGGTGCCCCGTAACGAGCTGCGCACTGCGCAGTGATATGGAGGGGCGGCGGTGCCGCCCTCACCCTCACAGGAGTTAATCATGCTCATCCTAACTCGCCGCGTAGGCGAAACCATCCGCATCAACGACGACATCAGCGTCACCGTCCTTGGCGTCAACGGCATGCAGGTTCGCCTGGGTATTGAAGCGCCGTCGGACGTTGAAGTGCACCGCCAGGAAATCTACGAGCGCATTCAGGCGCAAAAGGGAGAGGAGGTGAGCCATGAGCTTTGAATACGGCTCCCGCGAAGCGGACAAATTCGTAGTGCGCTTGCCTGACGGTATGCGTGACCAGGTTGCAGCGGCAGCCAACGCAGATGACCGCAGCATGAACAGCTTGATCGTCACCGCGATCCGCAACGAGCTGGATGGGCGTGCGCGCGTCAACGCCCTCCTCGATGCGCTCGCCCAGGCAGCTGAGATCAAGGGGGTGGGCCATGACGCAGCCTGAGAAAATCACTTTGGTGCTGCGCGCACCTGAAGGCGGCTCGCTGGCCCCTATCCTGCCCTTCCTGAAGCTGGGCGATGAGTTCCGGGCTGAAGGCTTCACGGCCATCATCGCCGGCGCCAGCCAGGGTGACCTGCAAGCGTACGCAGCAGAGAAAGAGCAGGAGCTTGGCCGGGAGATCGAAGAGCGTATCCACGCCTTGGAGTACTGCGAGCGCGCCCTTGGCATGCACCCGCTACTGGTCGCCCATGCGCAGGAGATGTACGACCTGCTGCGCCTGATCAATGTGAAGGTCGGAGGCTTGCGCGCGGTCTGCGACCATGGCGGCGACCCAAGCGACGAGATGTGGGAACAGTTCGATGAAGCCCTCGACGCCATCTGGCCGCTGATGGAGGCGCTGGCACCAGAGGTGTCGGTGCGGTATGAGCCTCCCCTGACTTTCAGTATCGACGAGCACGTCAAACTGGTGGCCGATGCACGCCGGTACCGGTGGCTGCGTGACAGCGCCTTGTTGACCGGCAGCGGGTTCACGCCAGCCGTTTTCGACAGGGCTGCTGGGATCGGTACCGCCCGTACCGGCGATGAACTTGACCAGAGGATCGATTCGGCGATTCGCCACTTCATTGAGTGGCAGTTGGATCAGGTGGTGCAGGTGGTGCAGGAGACACAGCCATGACCCAAGCCTGCATGCTGCTGTTGCTGTGGGAAGCCCTGCAGCACCGTCAAACCACCTTTGGCCAGGTGATTGACCTGTCTGCCGCCTGCGGCCTGGATGGGCGCCGGGTACTGGCCGACCACTTCCGGGGGTTGCCATGCGAATGAAGCCAGAGCATGTGCGCCGCCTGACTGAGTTGGCCAACCGCGGCAACGTCGAGCCATTGATCTCCCTGATCATAGCCCGGCGCGCGGCCCGCCACATGTGCGCCGAGCGCGAGCACGACCACACCTACTTTGCCGCGCAGATCAAGGCCGCGAAGGTCGGGCTGCCATTCACCGCCAGCCGGGTAAAAGAACTGGAGGCGCAGAGGTCCGCTCGGGGTAAAAGTCGTCGCAAGGACTTCCTGGCGATCGCGGACTGGCTTCTGCGAGCCGATGACTACCTGACCATCGTGCATGGCCTCGATGCCATCCTTGATGTCCTGGCGGTCAATGCTGTTCACCGAGCTGAAGCTGCCAAGTATGCCGTCGAGGCGAGAGGCACCCTGTCCGGTGTTGCATTCGTGGCAGGCCTGGAGGATAGCGCCAGCACAAGGTCAGGTCGTAGCCAGCCTGATTACAAGGACGGCCCGCTGTTCAACGCCTACATGCGGCAGTTCGAGCAGATGATGCTGGACAACCCGGGCGCCATGCCCGATCCGTGCGCGCCTGGAGGTCCGTTCTATGGCCTCCCGACCTACACACAGAGGCCTGACGGCACCATGGCCCGAAACGCTCCCACGGTGACCGTGCATGACAGCCAAGGCAGCCGGATCGTCACCGGCAAACCGAGGACCGCAAAATGACCAAGCGCCGCACAATCAACCCCGCCTCCCTCCCCGCCATCGGCCAGCCTCTGGGCGGTGGCTTCTACGCCGGGCGCCTGTTCTTCGCCGGAGCCGAGCACGCGGTCATCGACTCCGGGCGCGGGTTCGAGAGCCAGGCACAGTGGCAGGACCAGTCAGGCCCAAGAATCACTGTTAAGGGCGCCCAGTGCCGCCACGACGGTTACGCCAACACCCTGGCCATGGCCGAATCCGGCAGCGCAATCGCCCGCAAGGTCCTGGGCATGACCATCCGTGGCCAGCGGGGCTGGCACCTGCCGAGCATCGAGCAACTGCAGGTCATGCGGGCCAACCTGCTGCAACTGGAAGACTGGGGCCGGTACTGGACCATGCAACGTGAAGGCGGGCCAACGCAGGCCTTTACCAAGGCGGAATACTGGTCCAGCACGCAGAACGCCTCCGGCAGCTCCTGGTGCCTGCACATGCTCCCTTGGTGCGTGCCGGCTACCAACTGGGCAACCAAGTGCAAGGGCATTCGCCCGGTGCGCACGCTGCTGATCAGCCAGGATGCTTTTGTGCACGCGCCGTCCACCGACGCGACCATACCCGACGCCGATTTGCGCGGCCTGGCCAACCAGCAAGCCGTGGCCACCGTGCTCGAGCGGTTCGTGAACGAGGACACCGGCAAATTCTACGGACGCACGGACGCATTGGTGGCTGAGCTGGCGGCACTGGCAACGGCTGTCGTGACAGATCGGCGTGACAACCAGAACCTGGCGCGTCAGGTGGAGTAGATCAATGCGCTACATGACCGTCAGAAAGTTTGCCAGCGAGTCTGGCTACACCGAGGACGCGATCCGCTCAAAGATCCGCGACGGGATCTGGCGGCTTGGTGAAATTTGGCTAAAGGCGCCGGATGGCCGGACGCTTATTGACATGGAAGGGTATGAATCATGGGTAGAGGCGGGAGCGGGGTCAGGGCAGTCTCAGACTCGAGCATCGAGATCACGTTCATGTTCCGGGGTGTTAGGTGCCGCGAGCGCGTCGCGCTCAAGCCCACCGCCACTAATCTGAAGAAGGCGCAGCAACACAAGGCGGCGATCGAGCACGCGATCGCCCAAGGGACGTTCGACTATGCCGTCACGTTCCCTGGATCTCCCCGGGGCGCCAAGTTTGCACCGGAAACCAGCCAGGAAACCGTGGGTGGGTTTCTTACCAGATGGCTGGCCGCCAAGCAGAAGCACATATCGAGTAGTACGTTCGAGGGCTACAGGAAGATCGTCGAGCTTCGACTGGTGCCCGCGCTCGGTCATCATCTGGTGCTGGACTTCAAACGGAAGCTGGTACGCGACTGGCTGGATGGCCTGCAGGTAGGCAACAAGACACTGAGCAATATCCAGAGTTGTCTCAGGTCGGCCTTGAATGACGCCGTAGATGAAGAGCTGCTAGACGTGAACCCGCTGGCAGGCTGGACTTACACTCGTAAAGAGGCGCCGCCCCGGGATGATGATGTGGACCCGTTCTCGCCCGAAGAGCAGCAGGCAATTCTGGCGGCCTTGACCGGTCAGGCGCGAAACATGATGCAGTTCGCACTGTGGACCGGCCTGCGCACCAGCGAACTGGTGGCGCTGGATTGGGGTGATGTGGACTGGGTGCGGGGGGAAGTGATGATCAGCCGGGCAATGACCCAGGCTGCTGGTGGGGTGGCTGAGGTGACGAAGACTGCCGCGGGCCGGCGGTCGGTAAAGCTGCTGGGCCCCGCTCTGGAAGCGCTGACGGCGCAGAAGGCACACACGTTCCTGGCTGATGCAGAGGTCTTCCAGAACCCGCGGACGCTTGAGCGCTGGGCAGGAGATCAACCGATCCGCAAGACGATGTGGCACCCAGCAATGAAGAAGGCCGGCGTTCGGTACCGGCGCCCCTACCAGACTCGGCACACCTACGCTTCGATGATGCTTTCGGCAGGAGAACACCCGATGTGGGTGGCGAAGCAAATGGGGCATACTGATTGGACCATGATTGCCCGCGTCTATGGTCGATGGATGCCATCGGCAGATGTGGATGCAGGTTTCAAAGCCGAGAAATTTTGGTCATCAGTTAAAGCGAACGAAGGGATTAAGCATGTTGGAGCAAAGCCTGGAGACTAAGGATATTTTCTATGCCATCTCCAATTTTTATCCGGAACTAAACGTATCCATTAGGTTTATTAGTAAACAATCATTCAGTAAGACACCAGAAGAAAACTTGCTAGAAGCTGGAATCGAATTTGATTCGATACTGCGCTTCAAAGACCAATCTATCCAGTCCCTGGAGGACAACGGATATACAATGGTCAATGCCGGAGGGTTTGCCACCAACTATGTGAGGAACGGCACAGTAGGAACCGCCGTCTTTCTCGGCCAAGAACCAGCTGGTGTTACAGAAGCTGAAGCTCCTAATATTTACTGGGCTTTGCAAACTATTCTGCTTCATCACGAGCTGATGCATGCCAAAGACCTGTATTTACAAAAAAACTTTGACAGCTCAGATATGAGCGTAAACTTAGTTAAAGCTGAAATCTACGCAGATGTGGCGACTTTGCGATTTTTTGAAAAGCATAAGAAATCCGGCGGAGACACCTACAGAAACCTATATGCAGCAGGGATCGTGGGGCGAGAAGGCACTGGAATCTATAAGCAGATTTTCAAAGGAATCACCAAGAGCTTTCCCGAGGCTCAGTTGCGAGCCTGGGCGTCCATGAGCGTGATACCGCCCATCAAATGACAGCTTTATGGCAGCCTTAACGCTGAGGCATGCGTAAATACTAGGATAGACGGGGGTTCAAATCCCCCCGGCTCCACCAAATCCAAAGAAGAAGACGCCCTCGGGCGTCTTTTTTTGTGTCTGGATTTTGGGATCTGCGGTCGAAAAATCGGATTTACCCCCTTTCTTGTAGGGCGTTTCCCAAAGATACTCCCAGCGCCTGTTTTCCGTTGCGGTCATTTTTTCAGGGTTTTAGTCTCGGTGGGTCGTTGCTCATCAACGACCGGCTTTGACAGGCCGCAACGATACACAGCGCGCATAACCGTTCATGGCGGTTGTGCATGGGGCACGCTCGCGTGCGCCGGTTTCTGTGTTCGCCGGTCTGTCAACCCATGCACAGCTGCCACCATTCCGTTTGACAGCGGGTTGGCGGTGGCCCCTATCGAGAACACAGCACAATGTTAAAGATTGTTCCTGACCCACCTCACCACCTCCACTCCCTGGAAGACACGATCATGATGGCCTCGGACTACGCACTCTGTGCAGAAGCCGTAGCCCAGCAGGCGATGCTGATGCAGCCCAGGTCGCCCGCATCGGTGTTGATCATGGCCTCGATGCACGAGCTCGAAACCCTGCGCCGATTACTCGAGTCAGCGCTGACGCAAATACAGCAGCCAGCGAACCCGCAACCGATGCACTGATTCGCATACCGAGCGAAAAACCTGTGGGAGCCCGGCTTGCCGGTGATAGGGCCAGCCCAGGCAACCACCAGACCAGGGAGATTGATCAATGACCACCGAAGACACCAACTGCACAGTCGGCAAAACTATCTTCTTTCAAGGCGAAAACCAGACCCACCCACTGTTCCGCATCGAACCCGGCATCCCTTGCCAGAACGCGCGCGAACAGGCTTCAGAACTGATGGGCTATGCGCGGGACCTGACTATCGATGGCCTGATGGAAGACAAGCCCAAGCTGATCTGGGCGGCGCATTACCTCTGTGCGTTAGGTAAAGCGCTGTTGGATGATGCCGAACTCGGCATGATGCGTTGAGGTCGAACTCTTGCATTACGTGGCCGCAACCACACGACCTAGGTAGCGGCCACATCATCAAAATGCGGAAAGCTTTCTTTCAAACGCTCAATAGTTGATCCCCATTTCAGTATTTTCTGCCGGCACACCGTATTGTGATCGCCGCCCCCATTCTCCCGAACTGCCTGCCCGATCGGTGGATTTGCAATCCCTCCACCGGAACGAATACTCGCACGGCCTGAGGTCATCAATGATTGCTGCGAGGTTGCCAGCACTAGACCGCACAGCGCCGCCATTGGAAAGTACTGCCGCTCTAGCTGCGTTCAGTCGACCAAGGCGTGAGCGAGTCTTCAGTTGGTTGCCATGATGGTCGTCGCGAGCAACCTTGCCATGATCACAGTGCATGACGAGTCTTGGCGAAGATTTCGGCAAGCAGACAGCATGTGAGCGTGAAACAAAAAAGGGTGCGCAAACAGCGAAAGCTCTTACAATCAAAGGCCGAATTTCCTACACATTTTCTGCCCCCATTGATGCCGAGAGCAGCCCGTGAGTAATCCTGATAGCTCATCCGCGCCACTTGTTGACGTAGCGAAGCTAGCCGCATCCCTTCAGCGTTTTGCAGATGATCGCGACTGGCAACAGTTCCACTCCCCCAAAAATCTGATCCTGGCTCTTACTGGCGAAGTTGGGGAGCTGTGCGAGATTTTCCAATGGATGAATGATGCCGATTCTCTCTCCGCAGCTAAAGATGACGAGATTGGCCAAGCCGTCAAAGACGAGCTGGCGGACGTACTGATGTCCCTGGTTCGGCTAAGCGATGTACTTGGCATTGACCTCAACGAGGCCGTGACACAGAAACTCGCCTCGAATGGCGAGAAGTATCCCGTGGATAAAGCCAGAAGCAGCAGCAAGAAGTACGACCGACTCTGA